TCAGAGTCCAAGACAACTGACGTTCGCGCGGGCCTGGACTCGGAGTCGGAGTCCAAGACAGCCGACGGGCGCCCGCGGGCCGGGCTCAGACTCCGAGTCCAAGACAGTTGGCCGCGCCGGGGGGCCGGCTCCGCCTCCGAGTCCGCGAATCGAAGTGAGGCTTAGGGGACTCGGAGGGCGCTCGGCCGGGAAACTACCTCACTTCGATCTGAACACAAAATGTCCACACAAGACTTTGATGAGTGGATCAATACCACAGAAGACTCTCAACCCACAAACCCTCACCATCAACCCACGTGGGTCGACGCGTCGAGTCGGGAGGTCATGGAGCCTAAGGAGGAGGACGTAAAGGCGATGCGTGCGATCCTTGCCGATGCAGTGTTGCTCTTCGCGAAGAGGCAGGTAAACGTTGTTGCTAGTTGTTTCCAGGAGAAGGACTCAGACTGGCAGCTTGCGTTGAGTGAGGCTGTGGTTCTTAGGGATCACCCACACCTCCAGAACTGCTCTCAGTCCGACGCAGTCTTCTTCATCCGGATGACCGAGGTGTTCCAGAAGAAAGACGACGAGAACATGGGGTCCGCCGCGCGAGTCTTCATAGCTCCTGTGATTCTCACACGGAACCCAGTAAACTCGATGCTCCCCTTCAACATTCGTTTCTGGAGCAGTGTTGGTCCGGGTTGGCATGGCTCCGAGGCGGCCAACGCCAGGTCTAACCCTCGCGACGTTGCACCGATCACCCAGTGCATCCTAGACTGCCTTGATGACGCCATGATGAACCAGATGCCAGCAATCCAGGAGGTGACAGAGTAGGGAGGCGCGATGGACAGTTAAACACCACTAGACACCTTCTTAGCACGCAACACGTCTTCACGCACAAGCTGGTTTACTGGATATAAGAATGTCCTTTTTGAAGATAAGAACTTGCGCTGCATTGCGCGGATCTTCGCCCTCTTTGACGCACAAAACGAACCCGCCGGCACTTTGCACCTAAACCGACGCGCCATTCTCGTCGTCTGACAAGGCTAAGATGTCATTCAACGTTGGCTCTGAGATCGCAACGGCGAACCACTTCGTCGGTCTTGTGGGTGGCCACCAGCGCGCTGAGATCCACGAGGGTGTGGTGAACGAGGACAACCGTCGTAAGTTCTGGATCAGCCACATGCTCCCTGTGCTCACCGAGGAGTTCCTCGACAAGGTGATTGGCCAGCCCTATGTTCGCTTCCGTCTCCACGGCGAGGATCCCAATGAGAAGCCCCGCCACACCGCGGTCTTTCAGTCCTTTGCATACCTCTGCGCGCCTCTGCCCACCCTGGCTGCGCGCCACATGCCGTGGCAATTTCGCTTTATCCTTGCCAAGGACAAGCGTGGCGTGCTGGAGTCTTCGCTCACCACGGACAACAGGCTTCGCAGCCAGGTCTTTGACAAGGCTGGGTGGGTCTTCTGGATCACCAAGGACGGCTTCTGCCTCGCACCCAAGACGATCTGTGAGGAGCTCTCGGACATCTCAGCCATGCAGTCCATTTGGCTGAAGGTCCGCGACGACTTCGAGTTCACCCCTGAGATTGCTGCTCGCTACTGGGCCGAGGAGCAGGAGCTGGGGACGGAGGCCCTGCCTGAGCCACCGAAGGTCGAGCGCCAGTCTGGGCACCCGTGTGAGTAGGGAGGGGGTAGCTACCACCCTTGTAGTAGAGGAATGCATGCAACGAAACAGTAAGGAGGTGTGTGCGCGTCGCGTCGCGCTCGCGGGCTGCCTTTTGAAGAAGCCTTATGATTGCCAGAAGGCTCTCGTCGTAAGTTCCTTCCGCGTCGGCTTCTTCTGCAATCTCTACAAAGCCAGCCTTTGGGATGCGGATGCGAAGCATTCTATCGCTCTACGTCACATTGTAAAAAGGCGATATCATCGGAAATGGAGCAGGCTGAAAACACTCGAGATAAGATCGTGGACACACAGCGAACCATCGAGAGGGGACAAGCATCGATTGATTCACTGAGACATACATTACAGGAATACCTCGGTATACTTGAATGGCAAAGGGGGCAGTTGGCAAACCTCAAGGGCGAGAGAGACATGCGGCGTTTCGGTGGTGAAGCATTGCATAGGAGGATGGGCCTTGAGCGAGATATCCTTAATCTAGAAGACTCGATACTCGAAAATGAGCAACACGTGGCTCAACATCGACAGCAAATCAGCAACTTTGAACAAAGACTCGAGGAATACAAGAAATTGCTCCAAGAACTCCAAGTACTTGAACAAAGTCTCGATGAAAAAAAGAAACGGCTCAGAGGCGAGGGAAAACCCGATGGCGACCCCAGGATCTTTTCGGAACGCGAGGCACTTGCCGCGCTGATGAGGACACGGAAGATCTACGGTAAGTATTTTGGCCCTGGAGGGACCGTTCGGAAATCAGACGACAACCCCCTGCTGAACGGACCCCGCGGCCCGCTGAGCGACGCCAGCGTTAAGCGCATCAAGTACATCCTTCAGCAAGCTATTGCAAGGCGTTACAGGACTTATAAGGCAATCAAGGCGGACCACCACATCGAAATCAAGCCCCCCAACCCTGACCAGAAGAACCGTCCCCGCGCCGAGCTCGAGGCGCGCAAGGAGCTCGCAAAGGCTAGAATGGAAGCGCCACCGGTTTCCCACCACAAGATGGAAGGGGGGCGCAGGGCGTTCAGTCAAAAGTCGTCGTACGTGCGGAAGCTCATCGCAGCCGGTGAGGCTCGTGGGCCCACGAACTACAGAAAGTATATGGCAAGGGGTGGCTCGTCTGATACGGAGTCTGACGAGTCGGATGAAGGTTCCCAGTTTAGGCGAAGCATGAGGGCGTTTAAGAGGGCGAGAGTGCAACGCTAGGCCAGTCCGTTGTCAGCCTTGAACTTCCTTAGCTCCTCTCTGGCTGCGTCAAGCTGCTCCTGTCGTTCCTGTTGATCCTCTTCAAAAGACGCCTGTTGATCTTCAGGTAGAAGGTCACTTGCCTTCAGCTCTTCAGCCTTCCGCATGGCCTCCTCAATGGCCTTGATTCTTATAATCATCATATTTACCATATTGATGGTCTCTCTGGCAAATGCCGCTGCCATCCCACCGCCACCACCGCCGCCACCGCCACCACCGCCGTCGTTGGGAAACGCGGCTTGTGGTGGCAAAAAGAGCGGCTCTTCAGGTTGGAATGGGTCATAATCCTCTGGCTTTGGCTTTCCGCTGCCCTCAAGAGCAGGCGGTGGTAGATCGACCTTTTTCTGCTTTGGGTTCTTGATCGCCTCAACAGAAGCTACTGCCTGTTGTTTGCTCTGTTCGCTCTGTTGTAGCATTTCGCTTGGAACGGTTTGTGCCCGACCGTATTCTTGAAACTTTCCAGACCGTTGCACGGTTTTGATCAGCTTCATGGCTTCCTTGTCGTATGGTTCGCTCGACTTGTCATGGACGACGTTGTTCAAGAGTGTATTAAACAGTCCGGCTTTCGAAGCATTCCATTCATTAAGCGGCACTCCTTCTCGCTGGTTCAGTGGGTGTAACTCACGCACCTCTGCTGCAATGCCTCGTTCATGAGGTGTAGACCCACCGCGCAGCCCAGGCGCAGACACAAAGAAGGAAGGATCCAACCGCTCAAAGCGAGGCGGCGGCAGCCCCAGCCTCTGTCGAAGACGCGCGATCAGGGCAAAAGGAGGGTAGTTTTCAGCCGAGAACTCAGGCATGCCCCTGCCCCTCTTCGAGCCCACTGGAGGGTCTGGAGGCGCAGGATCATCAGGATCGCGAGGTGGGACCGGAGCCATGTCTGGACCACCAACCTCTCCGTGCCGAGGCTGCACAGGAGCAGCAGCGGCGGCAGCAGCAGCCGGGGCAGCGGCAGCAGCAGCAGCCGGGGCAGCAGCAGCAGCTTCATCAGGGTCTGCGCGCCTGCGTCGCTTTCCTGATGGCGTCCCTGAAGGATCTAATGCTGCCTCATCACCCCCCGCCTCTTCCACAGCCGCAGCTGCCATGGCTGCTGCCGCAGGCGAGTACGGAGACCGCGCAGGTGGCGGTCCAGCGCGCGCAGACGCAGGCCCGCCATAAACGGGTCCGTCATCTGGGTCCTCTCCCGGTGGAGGTGCTTGATACGCATAAGGCAGGCCTGGGCCGCCGCCGCCACCGCCGCCGCCACCGCCGCCGCCGCCTCCGCCGGGGACAGGGAAGCGGCGGGGGCCTATGATTAATTGTATGCCAGGAGGCTCATAGCGCTGCAACCGGCTCAATTCGCGTGATGTGTCTAGCTCCTCAAATTCTGATCTGCTTGACTCCTCTGGGCTATCCCCCGCCACACTTGATGCTCTATCTGCGTAGCCCCCAGTTTCGAGACGCCTTTCTATGTTTTCGATTCTAACCTGGTTGAAAGCAAGCTGTTTTGAGATCTTGTCCAGCTGTTCTTTCATGCCCTCCAGCCGTGCCTGTGCTCGTGGCAGATTAGGGCTGTCAGGGTTTCTCCGGATCTTATCTTCCAAATCCCGGATCCTATCGAGCAGAACATCCTGCGACGACTCCTGAAGCCTGATATCTTCCCGGATATCCTGCATATCCGTAATTAGATCACTCCTTATGAGTCCGTCGTTTCCGTTGCTGTACGAGTAGTCGTCATCGTTCGCGTCATCCTCCTCGACCTCGTTCTCCTCATCCTGCTTCTCGTCATCAGCCATAGTCGCCGCTGGTAGAGTGAGAGTGTGGTGATAAAGGGATGCACTCAAGGGCTACACCTTGAACCTTCGCTCATAGGCTTTTATGTTTGCTTTGAGGCTTGGCGAGTCTCCCCATAAGAGGTAGTAGGAAAGATAGCCGGCCTTCTCGGGGTCCCGTGTCGCCAAGTCTTTCTTGTGGCGCTCGCGATATCGAGCACGCTGCTCCTTGTCTTTTGTGATGGTATAGTCGTCCATCCCTTTTGCCCCGAACGACGTCGTCTTCCCACTCTTGAACTCAGCGGTCCACTTGTGCTTACCGTCATTGGCGGGATAGACCTTCATCGTGCTACGTCACCATGACCCGTAGAGAGCGCTATCTAAAGTCTAAAGGCTTACCCGACAGGTCTTACAGCATCAAGGAGCTTTCGACCATTTCCGGGGTCGCGCCGGCGACGCTCCAGAAAGTCTATAACCGCGGCATTGGTGCCTACCGTACCAACCCCACGTCAGTCAGGATGAAGGGTTCGTTCAAAAAGAACGTGGCTGCCCCGCGAAGCCAGAAGCTAAGCAAGGAGCAGTGGGCCATGGCGCGCGTCTACTCTTTTCTGGACGGTAACCCTAAACACGATAACGACCTTAGGTGATGTGCACCCTACTCCTCGTCGTCGTAGGCCCCCGCCGCCCCCGTGGCCGAGCGCGAGAGCGCCCGGAAGCTGCTTGAGCCGATGCTTGAGCTGGAGCTGCTGCCGCCGCCCGTGATGTTGCGCGTGGGCATCTGGCCAGGCTCAATGTCCCACTCCTCCGCCGCCGCGAGGCTCGCCGGGCTCGGGCCGCCGCCCGCGGCCGCCACGCTGTCCACCGTAATGCGGCGCTTGGGCGCGGGCGGCGGCGCCCCCGCGACCGTGTCCTCCAGAGGCTTGCCCGACTCGTGGGGGTCGCGCATGAAGCCATCGGGAAGGGCGTGCGCGCCGCCGTGGCCGTCGCTCTCGCCGCCCGCGCCGCCCTCCACGTTCTCGAAGATGACGTGGTCCAGGGCCAGGGTGATCATGAAGCCTCCGCCCACGTTGGTCCAGTAGGCCGGGCGGATCACGGCGTGGTGAACCACGCACTTGCTCGCCATGTCGCCCGGGCCAATGTAGCGCACGTGGCCGCTGCCGGCGCGCCGCGCGTCGCCCAGAGAGAAGATGGGCATGGTGTCGCGCACGATGGGCATGCTTGAGCCCTTGAAGTCGGGCGCCGTGTGGCCCGTGACCTTAGAGAAGCGCGTGGCGGAGGCCGGCAGCGCCTCGGTGCGCGGCGCCCACGAGACGCCGCTCACGTACGCGCCGCGCGGGCCCTCGCTCGTCTGCACCGCCTCGACCTCCATGGTGCGGCCGTTGATGCGCAGGGACAGGCGCGAGTCGTAGATGGGGTTGCCGCAGGCGTCGTAGGGCGCCAGCCGCTTGGGGCGCTTGAGCGCGATGGAGCTAGGGTTCTTGAGGATGAAGTCGTACTCGGCGGGGCCGAAGATCTTGGAGGCGTTCTCCACAATGAACTTGTCGAACATCGTGTCAAGGTCGTTGAGGCTCTCCCACACGCGCTTGTCCATCATGATCGTCATGGTCAGCTTGTTGGAGGCGTGGATGTCCTTGATGCTCTGGCACTCGAAGGGCATGCGCGGCGCGAAGGCGTTGAGCGGCGTCTGGCCCGGCACCACAAGCTTGAAGCCCGTCTTGGCCGGCACCGTGTCAATGTAGCCCACGCGCTCGCCGGGCTTCATGAGCTTGAAGCTGATGCTCTCGCCCCACTTGGCCGGCAGCGGCTTGACGTTCTGAGACCAGCTCATTTTTTTCTCGTGGATGACGGCAGTTGGTCAGATGACGGGTTTAGGTTGGTCAGATGACGGTCAGCTGACGGGTAGACTTGTGTGGATGGGGTTCAGGCTTCCCGTGTAGACCTTCGGATCGCCAACCCCGCTTTCTGTGCCAACCCCGCTTCCGGGTTTGGGAGTGGTCTCCTCCACGTCCAGTGAGCTTACACAGGAGCGGCCACAGCACACAGACCGGATCCTTCGGTGGTTTGCCATAGTGAACAGAGGAATGATAAACTTGTAGAACACAAGGAGGGCGACTGTGAACGCAGTCCCAACCCCGCCTGCGACCAGTGTCTGGTTAGAATCACCCATTCTCACTCTACATAAGCCAGAATGCCGCGTGCGAGGAAGGCCAGGAAATTGACTGGCGGTGCGAGGTCCACTGCAGAAGCTGTGGCTGATCTGGTTTTGAACCCCAAGGACACACTTCAGGACTTCAAGACGTTCTTCACTGAGATCGGCAAGATCTTCAACAATGGCAACGTCGGCGACGGTCTTCGTCAGCATGGTGTCAAAGCCTCCAAGCTCTTGATCAAGTACCTTCCTCTCGGAGGAGCCCCTGGCTTTGCTGCTGCCACTGCGCTTGAAAAGCTTCAAATCACCAAATGGATCAACATTCTCGCCACTCTTATTGACTTTGTCATTGGAAAGGGAAACATCATGGACTTCCTTAATGCCCTAAGGGAGCTCGTTGGGGACATCTTTGACTTGATCAAGAATGTTGTCACAGAAATCGTCAAGAACCCCAACCTAATCCTCAATCCAGTCAAAGACGCATTCATGGGTTTGGCAAATACATGGGAAGAGGCTTTGAACCCCGCGTTTGCAGCACAAGAGGAAGCGAAAAGAAGGGACGCGAAGCTGCTCCGGGACGAACAAATCCTGGCAGAAGAAGTCATCCAAGACTCTATTGATGAAGCCATTGACACGTTTGAAGAAAACGAACCAGCCAACATTGACCAGGCTTTGCGATACATGAATGATCTGGGTATTTCTCGCGATAAACTCCCTAGATATGCGCCGAACATTGACTTTGCTGACGACGAAGCAGATCGATCGGTGCTTGATGATCGCCCACAACTCAACGAGGATCGCAGAAAGGAAATCCAAGGCAAAATTTACGCGTTCTCACAGAAAAGGTACATGGATCCAGACAAGGTCGCCAAGAGCAAAGAGTACGATTCGCAAGTGTTGAGGATGACATATGCTTCGGGCGCTTATATTGTGCCGTGGCTCCTCTATCTCCGAGACAACTGGGACAAGAAGCCTGAGTGGATGAAGGATGTTCCTGCACTGCCAAACTGGGAGCCGCAAAGGTTTTTCGATTTAGCCCAGGCACCATGGGGAAGCGGAAAGGACGAGTACGATAATGCCATGAACCCATGGTATGCCGCAATGGGGAAGGCCATTAAGGATAACGATAAAGTGGTTGCAGACAAGATCGAGGAGAGACGACAGGAGAGGAACCAGAATTGGGCGGCAAATGAAGCAGCACGCGTAAAGAGGATGGACGAAGCTAACGCTTCAAGGCCCGAAAAGTACAAGGCTGCCATTATAGACTTTGCCAAGAAGACGAACCAAGCTGCACCAGTAGGCGACGATCCTTATTCAGACGAATTCCAGCAATCAATGCCTGTTATGACACCCGCTGATGAATATTATGTCTCGCTGGTTGTTGATGGGACGAGAAGCGGAAAGATAGTAAATGGGGTTATGGAGGATCCTCAGCCTGCAACAGCAGAACAGCTTACTGAGCAGTGGAAAAACGCAACTGCTTCGCATGAAGTGGAGGGCGAATACGGCCTTCTTTCGACTCTTAAAGGTTTCATGGCTATGATATTTCCAGATGGAAAGGACCCTACAGGGGACTACTGGAAGAAATATGCCGACCAGCAGTCCTTTAAGGCGAAAAAGCTTATCGAACTGATCAAGAAAAAGCCTAATGGGGTACAGAAACTCAAGGATTTTGCCAAGACCCTTCCACCAGGCCCCGAAAACGATAACAAACAAATGAACTGGGTATTAGCAATGACAGACCCAGAGGCTTTCATGAAGGCTAACCCAGCCCCAGGAATGGCTCCTCCCCCAGCCCTTCCCGAGCTACCCGGACCACCTGCGCCGCCCGCAGCCCCTGCAGCGCCTGCAGCCCCTGCAGCTGCTGCCGCCCCTGCAGCCCCTGGAGGGGCAGCCGAGCCTGAAGACGAGGAAGAAGATCAGTTCCCTAACATGTACGGTGGGGGTATGACTAGCGGGTCTAAGCATCCCTTCCGACACCTTGAGTCACAGAGGGTAAGGGCTGGGAAGAGGCCTCGTCTTCAGCTGCTTGACCCCTACTTCTTCGAAGGGACGCTGTGACCGCTGTGACGTTTACTCCTTTGCACACACCCCTCCCCCCTCGATGGCTGCTGTAGATGGCTGCTGATGAACCCCGCTGTTACGCTGCACTGTCTCGCTGCACTTTCGAGTCACTCTTGTTGTTACCTTGTCCTTACTCGTCCTCATCTTCGTCATCCTCGATCTCATCCTCCGCCTCCGCGGCCGCAGAAGCCTTCGCCGCCGCCGCCGCCTCCTTCTTGGCCTTCTTCTGCTTCTTGAAGGCCTTGATGTGGCTGCTTGAGTTGTAGTGATCGACGGCCTCCTTGAGCTCCTTGAAGACCGGGTTGGGCTTGCAGACCTCGCACATCAGCGTAGGCGAGCGCGTGTCGGCCTTCAGCATGCGGTCAGCCGCCGAGGCCGCGGCCTTCCCCGGGTTGTAGGGGTTGTAGTCCCGGTGCGCGAAGCGCGAAGAGCTTGAAGAGCTTGAAGACGAAGAGCTTGAAGAGCTTGAAGCCGCTGGGGGCGCGCCCCCGCCGCCCATGCCCACCTCCAGGTCCTCGCCAGACTCACTCCCGGAAGACTCGCCCTCAACCTCCTCCTCTTCCTCTGAAGAGTCCTCGGTCTTCGCCTTCTTGCGGTAGCCCTCGTTGGGGTAGCGCGAGGTAGCCTTCGTGACCGAGGCCTGGTGGCCGCGCTTCTTGTCGATGAGGCCCTCCTTCAGCTTGAGGTTCTCGCGCGTAAGCTCCTTGACCTTGCTGCGCGCAGACTTCATGCCTCCAGAGACCTGCTTGAGGCGGGCCTCGAGCTGGTGGATCTGCATCTTCAGGTCCGAGAAGGCCTGGCAGTGCGGGCTAAGCTGGTCGTTGACGAACTCCTCCAGGCGGCCGAAGGTCTCGATTGACTTGGCCAGCTCCTGGTCTACGTTGTCCAGGTGGTCCACAACCTCCTGCTGGCTCTCGCCGATCTTCTCAATGCCAACAAAGGCGGCTCCCTTGAACTCGTCCATCTTGTGCTTGTGGCTGAAGGACTCCTTCTCGAGCTCCTTGATGCGCTCTCCGTTGGCCTCAACCTTGACGATGAGCTCCTCCAGGCGGCTGTAGACCCGCTCCACAAGCTCGTAGACCTTGGGCTTGGGCGCGGCCGGGGCCGAGGAAGACTCCGCGGAAGCCTCGGCTGAAGGCTCGGGGTCACCCTCGCGGCGCGGCATGGCCGAGCGCTCACTCAGGTTGCTCAGCTCGAAGAGGTGGTGCCCCGAAGGGTGCGCCGGGCTAGGCATGGCGCTAGGCATGGCGCTGGCCGGGATGTGACCGCGCGGCAGGCGGCCCGGAGAGAACATGTCACTCATTCTAGCTTAGACTGTGAAGGGAAGGCAGGGTCTACAGGTAAGACCAGGAAGGCTTTGTGTGCATGCGAGCGTGTTGTGTGTGCGGCCTAGCGAGGTTAGGCAACGAAGCCTTTTCAGAGGGTCGTGTGTAAGGAGCAGCCCATAAACCGCCTTGAAGCCGAAAGACACCTTTGGCATCCCTTCGCCTGTTAGACACCCGGTAAGGGTCACAAGCCTATCAGAGTCTATTTAGTCTATCAGGGTCTATCTTCCGCGACGAAGGCTTGCGTTGCCCCACCATCCTTCTAACAAACTAGGGGCGAAGTCCTCCAATGCCTCTCCAAGCCCCAAGGGTAGGCCCCGAGGGTCGCGGCTGCCCCGAGGTTAAGAGGTCTGAACAAGCTTACACACAACCCTCTAGGCCGAGACAGGTGCTTTGAAAAGCAAGCATCTAGTAAGGAACGTAACCAGGCATCATAATATTATTATCGAATTTGTCGAGCTACGGGCTCCTACCCCCGTGAAAATTACTACAGGTGCATCCGGTATAGATAGGGTGTGTCGTCCCGATCCCGCTCCGTCCGCCGACGGGCGTGGGCGTCTGCCCACGGCGCATGGGCGTCTGCCCACGGCGTGACCGCGGCGCGTGTGCGCGCGCGCGGTGCACCCCTCAGTCCTCTTCGTCGCTCCCGCGCCGCCCGCGCGCGCGCGCCACAGCCGTCTCGCGCGCCGCCTCCATGTCCTCGCGCTGCCTCTTTTTTTTTGCCACCTGCGCCGCCGCGCGCGCCGCGTCCTCCTTTGCGCGCTCCGCCGCATCCGCTTCCTCCGCCTCACGCTCCTCTAGCAGCCGCTTAAACAGCTCGGCGCCCGAAGGCGGCGGCGGCGGCGGCGCGCCCGCGCCAGCCACCGAGTGCGCGCTGAAGGGCGGCGCCGGCGAGAGCACGATGTGCTGAAGGCGGTCCGCAGACCACACGCCCATGGGAGGCGCGTGGTTGGAAAAGAAGACCACGTGAGGCACTTTGAAGACCTTCATCTTCGACTGGTACTTGGAGCTTACCAGCTGGCCGTTCTTCAGCTTCTCGGCCATCACAAACAGGTCCTTTAGAAGGGTCACGTCCGTAGGCCGCGCGATGTCGAAGATCACGATGGGCTGAGACGCGTAGGCAAAGGCACAGTCAGCCATGCGGCCGTCAAGCTCCACGGCGTTCATGGCCCGGCACAGGTAAGTGCTCAGGCGGCTCTTGCCCTGGCCGCCCTTCCCGTCCTCAATCCAGTAAATGTGGCGGTCATCCGCCGGGCCACTCAGGATCTTTACAAGGCACATCTGCCACGGGCGAAGCTTGAAGTCAGGGCTCTCTACCTCTTTTGGCATCACCATGTCCGCCAGCTGCGTGATGCCACTCGGGTACCGCACGAACTGGCCCGTGAACTGCTCCGCCACCAGGCGCATGCCCTCCTGCGGCCCGTGCTCGCGCAAAAGCTCGCGGATAGCGTCAAAGTCCGTCCGCTCGCCCTGGCCGCCACGCTTGTCCGTGCCATGGCTCCAGGGCGCCCGCGCAATGAGCTCGCCCTCGGGCACGGCGCGCACCGCGGCGTCCGTGTGGCGCGCGATGTGACCCTTGCGGTCTTTCAGGTAGACCGGGCGGCTCTCGAACTTCTTGGCCCAGATAAGGTCAGGGTCTACAGCCACAGCCTCGTCGTCGCTCGCACCGCCCCCCACCGGCGCAGCCTCAGGCTTGGCCATGAGCCACTCCCGCACCGCACCAATGCGAGACTGGCTCGAGAACTCAAAGTAGCCACGAAACTTGAAGCCCTCGTCCTTCGAGCCCTCAACCTGGCCACAGCCATACGTCACAAGCTCAGCCAGCTCGCGCGGCATGGGCCCAGGCTGGAAGCTCGAGTAGTCCGTGTCCACAATCACCACCCATGCGCGCGCACAGCCCACTGAGCTGCCTCCAGACACCATAGAGGAGGAAGACGACGAAGAAGACGAAGAGGACGACGAATAAGACATTGTGGCTTTTGCAAGCTTGACAAACGGTCTACGTCATCACCGTCAGCTGACGAGCCTGAGTGGGCTAGGCCAAGGTAAGATCGGTCTGAACTTTTGAAGCTTTGAGCCAGCGCGCGCACGCCCAACCCCGCTTTGCCAACCCCGCTTTCGGGCTTCACTTTTTAAGGAAAGGTCAAAACAAGCGTAGTGTGACCCCACGAAAAAGAGTCAGCCCACGCGTCATCCGACGTCGAGTCCGAGCCCAAGATGAAGATGGAGTCCGACCACGAGTCCGACCACGAGTCCGACCACGAGTCCGACCAGGAGTCCGACCAGGAGTCCCAGCCTGAGATGGAGGACGAGGAGCCAAAGCAGCACTTCGACATCGAGATCCACAAGATGATTCCAGAGCAGTGCAACTGTCCGGCTATTGAGGGCATCTGCGACGTCTGCCGGCTCGGGCGCAACGCCGTGTGCGAGCTCTGCCAGTTCACGCTTCCCCCGTGTGACTTCACCCACAAATGCGCATGCGACCACTCTATTATCAAGGGGTTCTACTTCCACCACATCAAGTACTCCGGCTACCACATCAACATCTGCACAGGGTGCAAGGACCTCGACCCCGTCGTGCTCAAGCAGCGCCTCGACGATCACTACGACGAGCGCTACTTCGACCGTAAGATGCCCGCCTCGACGCGAGAGGACTGGGAGGTGCTGGAGGAGCGCCACAAGGCCATCCTTAAGTACTTTAAGGACACATATGGCCCTCATAGTGCGGGTATGAGTCAAGAAGCCTTCGACGCGTGGTGCCTCGAACACGCCGACGATTTGTACGACAAGACGTATTACGCCGCCTGGCTAGCGGATGAGTGAAACCCCGCCTCATAACTTTAGAAGCACCACGTTTTAGAAGTCAGTCTACGCGTCACCCCACGTTGACTGACGGGATGGAGCCTCCCCATGATGATGCCAACTGTGACATGTGCTTCTGGCGCAACAACACGCGCTGCAACATTTGTGACTACGAGCCACCGCCGTGTGACCGCACCCGCTTTCGCGGCGAGCGCTTTGCCATCCGCATCACAGAGAACCGCCAGGCCATCTTTCTCTGCTCTGGCTGCGACGCGCTTCATGACGCCGCGGGCCTTGAGCAAAGGATCCGTGAGCTCAACATGTTACGCAGCGTCCTGCTGGCAGGCCACCGCCGCTTCATGTCTGCCTTCACAGACTCGCAGATTTCAACGGCTACAGTCATTCATAACCCGGAAGACGACTACGAAGCCTTTGAGCAGGTCGACGCAACCGACCCCATTGACCAGGCCCTGGACTTTATCCCGGCGCCCTCGGCCGAGTTCAACTACCTTCTGGCCGCCATCACGTCAGATCCTTCACTAGACCCTTATCCACCAGGCGTGATCTCACTGGACCCGAACTAGTCTGTAGATCCACTTTGAACCTTTTAAGACCACAGTCACAATGCCCGCAAAGTCGCGCCCGAAGACCCACAAACGAAAGCTTGGAAAGTTCACAGCCAGGGAGGTTCACAAGCTCCACAGGCTGTTTCCTAAGGCGCCTAGGCAGATGGTCTTCCGGCGTGGTCGCGCGGTAAAGGGCGGGAGGATGTACTAAAGCCACACTTTCACCAGCTGTCTCCTCCATGGTATCAGCTGACGCGTGCGGGCGCGGAAATGTAGGGGACGCGTCAAAAACGCTGGGACGAGGTTACACGACGCCCCTTCAACGCGCTCCAGACTTAGTGACCCAATCCCACAAACTTTTAGGGAGCGACTCCCTTCAAAAAATGGCACCACCGTCTGACGATGATTGGTTCAAGTCAGTCGACGCGTCTACATCGTTGAGACCAAAGAGTAAGGTCAGCTATAAGAAGCACCTGCGTGGCCTTCTAAAGGCGTGTAATAACGTGAACACCCTCTCTGAGATCATGTTCAACTTTGAGCGTTGCTTTCCCTATCTCGCGAGGCTTCCGCCCAACATCCAGCGAAGCCATCTCACAGCCGTCCTCTGTCTCTTTAAGCGTGGTGAAGAGATGCGCCACTTTCGGCGGTGTGACCCTGTAGTCAATAGCCAGTACAAGCAGTGGCTTGAAGCCTTGGCGCGCTGCAACAATGCCAACCGCAAGCGCATTGACGACAACCTTCCCTCTGAACGAGAGATCGAGTCTGCAGCCACCATGAAAGAGTGGGACGATGCTCTAGACGAGATGCTTGAAAAAGACCCTCATTCTCAAGAGACCCTCCTTATCGCCTTTCAGACCATGGCCCTGCCGCCCCTGCGTGGCAGCGACCTCTCGCACGTGCGCATCGGCTACCAGCCCACGGGCAACTACTTCATGGTGAGACCCGACGGCTCAGGCGAGCTCGTCATCCGCGACCACAAGTCTGCGCGCTTTTTTCCCCGACTCGAGCGCGTGATCCCGCGCCAGCTCGTGCGCATGGTCGAGCGGTCCGTGCGAGACCAGCCCCGCAATTGGCTCTTTTCAACGCAGAGTGGGGGCGAGTACTCAAGCTCGGGGTATCTCAAGTGGAAGTCTCTGGCTTTTCAGAGAGCCTTTGGTGGACGGCGCGTGACAAGCAACTCCCTTCGCCACGCCTTTGTCACAGAGCGCGTGCACGGCAACCCCAATCTCTCTACCAACCAGGCACGAAGCATCGCTGAGTCTATGGGTCACTCTCTTGATATGCAGAGGCAATACGTACGATTGCGGCTACAAGGGAGAACGTTCTAAGATGCCACCGGGGCCTCAGAAGGAGCCTGCGACTCGGCGGGCTGCTCGCCAGATGAGCCTGCAGCGCCGTCCGCAGGAGTAGTAGGCGGAGCAGAAGCGGTAGCAAGGCGGTTACGGAGACGGCTGGCCTTTGCATACTCCCGCTCGCGCTTGCGACGCTCCTCGCAACGGACACAGGGCTTGACCTTTGCGACACGCGCCTTCTTTGGCCCGACCGGCCCGGCCGCAGCCTCGGGGACCGGCGCGGCATTCTCCTCCCCAGGGGCAAAAACAACCGCGTCAGGGGACACGACAGGCGCGTCAACCGACGTCAGACCAACGTCCACACGCTTCGGATTAGTCTGCTTGACGCGCGGCATCTTTGTTGTTCGCATTTGAGATGGACGATGTGAAGTCTCCGTATTTTAAGAAAGTTGAAGGGTATGCTCTCTCGGAAGACGATATCCGGAAGCTTATTGGCAACGTTCCCATCATGAGGTACCCAGAGCTTGAAAAGTTCTCGAACCCAGATGAGATGTTCAAGGGGCATCGGGCAGTGGTGCTCCTCTTTCTCACTGAAAACCAAAACAACGGTCACTGGCTCGCCGTCTTGAACCACCCCGACCAAATTGAGGTGTTTGACAGCTACGGGGTAAGTCCATGGTGTTTTTTGTGGTGGTTTTTTGAAGGGCAGAAA